GCTCTTCCTTAATGCCTGGAACTAATCTTTTCATGGCACCCTCGATGCCGTTTGTTCTGTTCTTGACGATACGCTTACCGGTCTTGCGGACTTCGGTCTCGCCACCATTTGGCCTTGGGTTGGATGCGGAATCGTGACCCATCATAAGACCTGTATTGTGTAGGTCCTTGGCTGATCCTCTGATATACTTCAGTAGGGTGGCCTGACCGCGCATTGTGTTACCGATTTCGTTGATGATCGCACTTTCTTCCATTTCGCCATAAGGCGTACGATACTGTCTATCTCTACCAGGTTCCCTGTAGTTCTCCCAACCCTTACCGCTCTTTTTGAAGTTGCGGTCTTTGGTTCTCTTGGACAACCAGGCGCGCTTAGTCATATCGCTATCCTTGCCATAATGAGGATTGACAAGTTTATCTTCTGCGCGCCTTAGACCGGTATCACGATTTTGGAAACGACGACCTTGCTTTTCTTTTGCCTTATTGTATGTCTCGGTGTTTTTGTAAGTTACTCGACGGGTCATAGCCTTTTCAACGTCTGCCTTATCAACAGCGGCCTTGCGTGTGTAACTAACCAAAGTCTTCTTGGTCAGTTCGTTGATCTGCTCTTCTTCCATTCTATCAACTGCGCGATGGATACCAGCCTTTCGGTTGGTTACATTGCGATCACTCTTATTGAAATCCTTTCGGGCGCTATTGGCTATAATGGACTTCATGTTCTTTTCATGCGGGCTGTCTGTTCTCTTGATACCAGGAAACATTCCGCTCTGAGCCTTGGACCTTCTTTCGGTGTTATACTCAATGCTCTTGGTGGCCTTGTTGATGTAACGCTTAGCCAAATCGCTGGAGATTTCGTTGATTGTTTCTTCTTTAGCCATTTTGTCTGCTGCCTTTTGAATGCCTGTTCTGCGATGCTGAACCGTTCTTAGGTCCTTACCGTATTGCTTCCATCCATACCTTTTGGACTTCTTCTTGGGATCATTCATCGTGTTCTGATACTCAGCCGCACGATACTGGGCGTCTGCCCTGGAGTCCGAAGCCTTCTTGATGTAGCTTCCCAGTGTCTTGTTAGAGAGTTCGTTAATCTGATCTTCCTTGACAGTCTGCTTTCTCAACAGATTGTGGTGAATATGAAAAGTGTTCTTACTACCAAACATCGTTCCAATATCAACATCAACATGTGTGCCGTTCTTATCGACGCCAGACACTTGACCTTTAGACCAGTATCCTTTAGAAAGGTTGGCCTCTACATGGTCTCCCTTTTTGTAAGCGTGCTGCTTTTTGGTTCGGGCTTCTGTTAGTTTGTCCTTGTCCATCTTTTCTGCCTTCTTGAGCATTCGGTAGTAATCAGGTCGTTCTCCGATATGATCCCTGGCCGTCTCGGCAGCTTTGTTCATATCCGTATCGTGTTCTTGTTCATGTTTCGCACCACGCTTCACCAGGTCCTTGACTTTCTTTGATGAAAGACCCCATTTCTTAGCAATGGCTTTGTTACCTGGTGTGCGAATGTCTGTCATGTTATCCTTCGTTTAGTATATTTATAAGGATGCCATTCTCGTTCTGGTGAGTGTGTTCTCCCAGTCTGTTAAGGTAACGACCCATGCCAGCATAGATCAGACCAAGTTCCTTGGCCTCCTCGGACACGGTCTTCTTCTTTTTCTTAGGTTCTGGCTTCTTCTTACTGTCTGTCTTTTTGGCCGGCGGCTTCTTGGATGCGAACTTGCCCTTGGTCTCGGTGTGCTTGGACTTCACCTTCTCAAGTTCAATCTTCTTATCCATCATGGCCTGCTCATGATCGCGACCAGGTGCAGCGATCTTTTCCTGATCCGCTTGAACGGCAACTTGCTGTTGCGCGGCTTGTCCCTGAACCTCAGCCTGTGCGGCCTGTTGTTCGATTGCACCTTGTGTCTGGATGGCCGTTTGCTGTTGTAGCGCCTGTCCCTGTAGGGCGAGTTGGTCCTGAGCTTGCTGAGCTTGAGCCTGTGCAGCAATCTTGTTTTCTTCCTGCATCTGAGCATTCTGTTCCTCCATGTCCTCGTCGGTCTGCTGCAATAGATGCTTACGCACCCACTGAATAGAGAAATACTTGCCGACAAATGGGTCCATCTTGGTTAGAATGTCAAGGCGAATGCTGAGAAGGTCAGCTTCCTTCAACTCGTCAAAGTTGTTGTCCTTCTTGAAGTCATAGTAAATGTCTTCACGCATTTCCTTCCATTCTTCCTCGGTGCATACTCTCTTGAGTAGCAACTGAGTGCGAAGGAGTTCATCGAATAGGGATGCAAACTTGTTGCGCAGACGAATGATGAACTTGTTGAAGTTCAACTCGTCACGGGTGATTTCGGTGGTGCGTCCCAGCGAGAACCCCTGATTAGGTTCCAGACGCGATAGAGGTAGGTTCAAAGCCTTGAATAGCTTCTTTTCAAAGTACTTAACGTCTTCAAGTTCGCCCAGGTTCCTTGCACCTTCAAGGGTGCTAATCTCGGTTCCCTTTGATCCTTCACGACGAGGCAGCCAGAAGTCCTCAAGCATGGATAGATGCTTACGGTCGTCCTTGATTTCACCTGTGTCGGAGTTATAGACCAACTTGTTACGGTACTTGACCATGATATCTCGAACGTACTGGTCAGCCTTGATTGTAGGCATGTTACCAACGTCGATGTAGAAGATACGGCGCTCCGGCGCCCTTGATAGACGGTAGATAACGGTAGCGTCTTCCATCATCCTTAGGTTGTTAAGTGGCTTGATGGCCTTGTGCAGATAGGATAGGACCATTGTCTGCTTCGGGTCCATAATACCAGAATTGATGTTGATGATGGAATCGACAGCGATTTTCGAGCCAAGATTAGTTCCGGCTCCGACAAGACCTCGTTCATTGTATAGATAGTATTCGATGGCCTTCTTAATGATTTCGATACCGGTTTGTGGGTCGCGTGTCTTCTGAATTTCTCTGATCTTGCGGATACGGCGAGGATCGACATACTTGAGTTCGATGATTCCTTTGTCTCTATTGGTGTCATCAATGACCACATGATAGAACAAACGCCCATCGATATACCAACGGCGGAACACTTCATGACCCATGTTACCGAAGTTAAGGAGCTTCAATACATGATCGAACTCTTCCTCAATCTTCTTTTTGATAGATGGGTGAACCTGTAAGTTATCGCATACAATCTCAACCGATGTGCCGTCATCCTCATGGACAATGGCATCGTTTACGATCTGGTCAATGGCCCCTTCCATTTCAGGCTGGATGGCCATTTCGCGATACTTGGTGATTAGCTGGGTTTCGTTACGGAAGGTGCCGTCAAGGTCAACATATGTACCGTAGTAACCTGCGCCTGCAACAGTGACTGCGCCGTCCTCGTTCTGTGGAAGAGCGAATGACTTCTGTTTTAGATCAACTGTGTTTTGATTTTTGGTAGCTGCTTTATCTGTGCCAAGCTCAAAGCCATAAAGCCTTTGTTCGTCTAACTGCTCAGAGTCAGCCGATCTTGATCTTTTACTCTTTTTGGGATGCTTGGCCATCATGAATCCTATCTTGTGTTCATTATAAAAGGACCAAGGGGACATTCCCCTTGGTCAATCGCTTTGTATTTATGTCACTTATGAGGTAGCAAATCCAGCACCAGGCTGAGCAATGTTACCAGAGCCAGTGTCTGTTGTTGGATTAGGTGCATAAGTTTCCCACCACTGATAGGCGAAGGTGATCTGAAACTCTTCAACTTCTGCATTGCTGCCCCAGTCAAGCTGGATAGGTGTAATCTCTGTTGGGAAACAGCCGATCATACCATAGTCCTTGATGATGCCTGTGCCATTACCCATTCCTGCGGTAACGCCACCTAGACCACCACCAGTCTTGGAATACTGAGTAACGTATCCGTCTGCCTGGTATCCACCGTCACCCTGTAGGAACTGAGGTGCGCGAACATTACCAACATGAGAGTTGATAGCGCTCATCCAACGCTCAAAGGTGTTGCGGATGGTGAAGTCTTCATCGTTGATGACTGTAATAGACCAGTCATTAAATGAGTGAACACCTGCTACCTTGATTTCGCGACCAAAGTAGTTCAGGGAGATAGGCCCAATGCTATCTCCCGGAAGTTCTGTGGCCTTGGCACGGAAGGTAATCTGACGATTAACTCCCGGCATTGCGACAAGGTTAGGAACGGTCATGCTTACGTCGAATAGACTTGGGCGGGCGCCGTCATACAGTAGTGATGCTCTGAACTCTTGAACATTAAAAGCCATTTGTGTTTTCTCCTTTGATCCTATTTATCTTAGAACTTGCCAATAACTTCGGAGAAGGCGACACCAGTAGCAACGGCAACGAAGTTCAGGTGAATGAAGTTGATTGAACGTGCTGGCTTAATGTAAATGTCTCCGATGAACTCGTTACGGTCAATGACTGTTGGAGTGTTGTTTGATTCGTCACAAACAACCTTGAAGTCATAGATACCACGACGACCCTTAACGTCACGTAGGTAAGGCTCGATCAGAGCTACGAACTGTGCGCGGGTGAACTCATCGTTGAACTCGAATAGTGAGTACTTAGCAGCCTTGACAATGGCCTTCTCAACGACGATGAATAGACGACGTACGTTGATGCGGTCAAATGCGCTAGGCTTGTTAAGCATGGTCTTATCTCCGTAAAGGATAGGACCTTCACCCTTGAAGTTTACAACTGGGTTGATGCCGTTCTGATATAGGTCGTCACGGTTGTTCATCTTAGGATTCCATGCAAGGGTCACAACATTCTTGATGTGTCCACGATTGAATCCGGCTGGTGACCACCATGGATCGCGCAGATAGTCGGTGTATGCACACAGACCGGCAATGTCGCCGTTTAGTGGCAACCAACGGTACTTGCCGTTATACTTGTCAAGCTGCTTCTTCCAGTTACAGTCCATAACGGCGTAAGAGGAGCTGAAGTTTAGCGTGTTACGGTAAGCGATAACATCCTGAGTTTCAGAACCATGGTTGTTTACAACATCCTGCATCTGTGGTGATAGGAAGGCAACGCAGTCTCGACGGCCGTTACCAACAGCCTTCATGGTCATGTCGCCGGTTGATGGTAGAGAACCACCAACGATGTTATCAACAACATAGGAACATACGTCTCTGGAGTGGGCACCAGTCATGATAAGTGACACATCGGTATCGTCTGGGTTAGCGAACATATCGTAACCTGCGATGATATCGGTGTCGGATGGAATGCCATCTGAACCACCATCTAGGGATGATGTGTAAACATCTTCTGGTTGAGTGAAGGTTGTTCCCTCAGCGGTTGCACCCCAAATAACGCCAACTTCTTCAGTTGCCTGTAGGCTGACTGTTAGTTCGGCAGGAATAACCTGGACCACGAAGACCTGATCGTTTGCAACATAAGAAACGCCTGCAGTGTTTGAGTTTGCTAGAGCAGCAACATCAACACTGATGATTCCGCCTGTTGCGTTCACGGTTAGGTTTGCGGTTAGGCCGGAACCAGAACCACCAGATAGAACAACATTGTTTGCGTTTGAGTACCACTTACCAGCGTCAGTGATAACGACTGCAGCAGAGTTAACATTTCCTGTTGAGCCAACATCACCGATTGTGATAACTGCGTCCTGTCCAGAAGGAGCAAGAACATGTAGGCTATCGGTTAGGTAATACTGATCGCCACGGGTAGCAACATCAACGCGAA